CCATGCCTGGATCGGTGTCCCGGAAACAACACCGAGGGTTTCAGTCGTCTTTACCAAATAAGACACAAGTGGTGGAACATAACCGTAACCACCGACACACTCATACGTCCCCAATTAAATTCCTGAAAAGGCGGGGGGTGAGATCGTGGAATTTCGGTACAGTTAGCAACTGTTGTACAATAGCTAGTCCAAGTTTCGGATTTGTCACTAGAGTGGAGGGCTTAGGAAAACCCGTGGGAGAAGGCGAGAAGCGGGAAGGGATCCCGACGAGGCTCGCCCGGCAGCAGAATAGGCCGGCAATCTCGACCACAGCCTCGCGAGCTGTACAAGATCTCTGGGAGGAAAACCGGAGGCGCTTTACAGAATACGCTGAGGCCCAAGCAGCCATCGAGCAAACGAATTACGACATTAGGATATGTCAATGGAAAAGGAAAGAGAAAAAGACCCTGCCCGCGCGGAAGGTCTCGGCGTTCAACACGCCGCACCCGCATCCGCCCCGGCACAGGTGGTGGGCCCCGGGTCTGTCCCCGCTAGCGCGCCGGGATCTCCTGGCGGAACTACCAGTGGGTATCGCTCCGGCGATTATCGACGAAGTAGTTCTGACAGTTCGGATTCTGACGCTGAGCGCAAGGGAAGACAGACACCGGTTTGGAAGAAAAAATATCAGAATGGTGCACGCTCTCGTGGAGAGTGGCGGCGGAAAACTACTGAAACAGCAACTCAAGAGTTGGAGAAAGAGATTGGCGGACTTAAGGACGCCCTTCGAGATCTCGCCGACGATAAAGAAACAAAGCTCAAAGCAGCGCAAGCCCTCGCTCAGCAGAGAGAGCAGGATGCGATGCTTGCTGAGGCTAAGGCGAAATTTCAGGGACGAACGTGGTCTTTTACTGAAGAGATCGGTGGGACATGGGGCGACTACATCAAAAATCTTATCGCCGGTTCCATCGCCGTCCAGTTCTTCTTCACTATCTTCGGGGCGCTATCTGTCGCCTGCCGTGTCCTCGCTAATGGTTCACTTGAAACGGAGCAGCAGCAAGTACTTGACTGCCTCGCGTTCATGCTAGGACTGTTCTTGTCGTGGGCGGCTTACAAAGCCGCATTTGCTATCATCGACCGTATTGGAAGATTGGGTCGGTGGCAGCGAGTACACCGCTACAAAGCATCAAAAATCAGGCTAGAGCCGGTCGACCCAGCGCGGCGCCCGCTCGCCATGCAGCTCACTAAGTGTGAGTATGACCACCCCATATGTGCGGTGGTCTCCCACTATTTCCAGGAGGAGTTGATGTTACTGCCTGACTGGAGTTATCTCACTCGCTCGGGGCGACCCGGGTGGCGAGTTGGCTTCACTCAGCACAGGAGTAAGAAAACTTACTTGAACGTCTCTCTTGAAATCCTGATGCAGCTCATTGTTCCTAAGAATACGGCCGTCGAGTCGTTGGATGGCACCATGGCGAATGCACTCACTGCGTCCGTCAAGGCACTGCACGCCGTTGCAGTGGATAGAATTTCAAATGCCGTCGATAACATTGTGGAAGAGACCAAATTGGCCGCCTATGGGCTGATCAAATCCCACAAGGAGAGGGTACAGAACGTACCTTTTCCTCGCACCACCAATTAACGCGGACAGTAGCGTATGGCTACAGGATTGGGGACTTGGACCTGCCCATGTGGAAGGAAACGAAACCAAGCTTCGGCTTGCGTATGCGTCCCGAACACATGCGGCTGGCACAAGTCCGCAGGCCTGTGGCTGTATCGTTAGGCCCAACCATCACAGCATTGCCCAAACCAGATTTGGGCGATGGGCTTACATTGGTTGGTGGTGTGATGAAACGGTTCGCATTCCAGCCCCCCACCCCTAAACCGGGAAAACTCGAGGATCTCCGCAAGTTCGTAAGACAAATTTGCCGGGACCGACTAATACCGTTACCACTGGCGACTGACACGTCGGTGGAGAGGTGGCTTGGGAGCTCGAATTACCCTGCTTGGCGCAAAGACGAGTTGCGCGAGGTGTACCACAAAGTGGTTGAGCTTGGGCCAGCGACATACGCCCAGGCAAAAATCTCTTGTTTCATGAAAGACGAGGGCTACCTTGCGTTCAAACAGGCTCGAGCGATAAACGCAAGACAGGATGAAATGAAGGTCAGGTTCGGACCAATATTCAAACGCATCGAGAAGAGGGTGTACAAAATGGAAGAGTTCATAAAACATGTCCCGGTGGCTGATAGGGCTAAGTACATATCAGAACATTTGAGGAGGACTGGGGTTGAGTATTTGTGCAGTGATTTTGTTTCGTATGAGTCCCTGTTTACGAGCGGCCTTATGGGCGCTTGTGAGCGGGAGCTCTATGACTACATGACGTCTGGTCTCCCTGACCATGACGAATTCATGGCATACTTTGATAAATATATCATGGGCACAAACTATCTCAAAAACAAGTTCTTCTCTGCCAACATAAAAGCAACCAGGATGTCCGGCGAAATGTGTACGTCGCTTGGCAATGGATGGACCACTATGTGCGTCTTCTACTTCGTGTGTAGGGAGAAAGGGTTCGAACAGGTGCGCCTAGTCGTGGAAGGAGACGACAATGCAGCTTCCGGGCAGGGAGTTGCTCCAACAGTTCAAGATTTCGCAGATCTTGGGATGGTCATTACGCTGGAGAAGTATAAAACCTTCTCCGAGATGTCTTTCTGTGGTCTCGTGTTTGACGAGACAGACCTGGAGGTTATCACAGATCCGCGCAAAGTTCTAGCGAGCTATGCGTGGACATCGAGGGAGTATGTGGATGCTAGGAAAAGCAAACTTATGGCACTCCTCCGTTGTAAAGGTCTCAGTTTGGTGTACCAATATCCCGCCTGTCCAGTAGTGTCGAGTTTGGCGACCTACATACTCAGGGAGACGTCCGGGGTGGACGTCCGGAACGTAGCGGAATCAAGGACAATCGGCACGTGGCAGCGTGACCTCTTGCGACATGCGATTCAATCGCAGACACGCGCAAGACCTGTCGGCGCTGCTAGCCGAGATCTAGTCGAGAGACTCTTCGATATACCAGTAGGTACGCAATTGAAGCTAGAGGAGTTTTTCGATCGCCGAGTCGGGCTGGCTCCGATTACCGAGCATTGGATACAAGATATCATGCCGCAGGACTGGTTGAACTACCACACTCTGTATACCCACGAACATCGCCTAGGCGACTCTGGGGACGCGGGGTTCTGGTGGCCGACCCGTTCCGCACAGCGTGAATTGCTCATCGGAATGTTGCCCCAACTCGAGCGTACTTACACGCCCGCACCAAGGTCTTGAGAGGACCTGTTAAGCTCACTCCGTTGTGTCGTATAGAGACGAG